GGGCTCTCACCATATAAACGGCCTCCCAAAACAGCCATGTCCCTCCTTGTTTCAAGCTATAGCTGCTTGTCTCAGGCAGGTCTAGCGAGAAGTCGCCTGTGGGAGCCGACGGGGTCCCTGACCAGCCCATTCCAGCTAGATAGATGGTGGTCCATGGACGGGGTACCTTGAAGTTGGGTCTTGTTACTCCCGGTAACCTTTGCTATAACCCGTGTCATACGGCTAGTGGTCCGAGGTGGGCCACATGCCCTTAGACGAGGTGTTGATGCCAAAGCGCTGGGGGCTATGTGCAGAGGTGGGTTGTCCCGTCCTCTGCGACTCCACGTACTGCCCGGCGCATGCCCCTATGCACTGGAACACCTCGACTCGCCGGCACCGCTTGCCTCCCGGCTGGGGCCGGCTCCGTCGACAGGTGCTGCGCCGTGACGGCGGGATCTGTCAGACGTGCGGGGATGTCGCCACCGAGGTGGATCACATCGTCCCGGGCGACAACCACGACCCGTCGAACCTTGCCGCGATCTGCACGCCCTGCCACCGGGCCAAATCGTCCCGGGAGGGCAACGCCGCCATGAACGCTAAACGGAGGTCCATGCCATGAGTGATCCGACGCTGCCCGGCACCCCCGGTACGGGCCCGATCCCTGAGCCGGAGCCTGAGGGCTTCAGGGAGGAACAGACCGAGGCGGAGAAGCAGCGCCTGGTCGACGAGCAGACCGAAGCGCTCCAGCGCTCGAAGGACGCCAAGGACTTCTACACGGGCAAGCCGGAGGAACCGCCCCCGCCGGAGGGCGGCGTCACGTCCCGTTCGGGCCAGCACTCCGACTCGCACTCCACGCACAAGCCTTCGGGCGGCAAGGGCACTTCGAAGTCCTGATGGTTGCGAATGTCCCGAAGCCGGCTGACGCTCGACGTCGCCGCACCGACGTTTCCGCCGCCCAAGCGGCCCACCGGCTGCCTGTCACCGGGCGCTCAGGCGTCGCCCCTAAGGCTCCCTCCCGCTTGGGGCCGGCGGGGCGGCGCTGGTGGCGGTGGGCGTGGTCGACGCCGCAGGCTTCGGTGTGGCATGTCGGCTACCACGAAGCGATCTTCAAGCGGGCCGAGCTCGAAGACGAGTGGACCCGCATGCACGAGGCGGTCGTCCCGTTCGATTCGCCGAAGTTGGCGGCGCTCATGTTGCGGTACGACACCGAGCTGGGCCTCACCCCGATGGCGGCCGCCAAACTGCACTACGCCTTCGTGGACGAACCGGAACCGCCGAAGGCGGTCGATGACGACAAGTCGAACGTGACGTCGATGCGGGACCGGTTGAAGGGCATGCGGGAGTGAGGCCAACCCTGCGGCCGCAGTCACAGGTCCCCGAACCGCTCATGGAACTTGTGTCGGGGGATGAGCACGCGGCGACCGAACTGCACGCTTGGGATGTCGCCGTCCTTGACGGCCTTGTATGCAGCGCCCCGGGAGATGCCCAACATCTCGGCGACTTCGGTGACGGTGAACGTGAGCGGCTGCGGGACGGGCTTGGCATCGGTCACCATCGACAGCGTCAATCGGATGGCGATGCGTTCGTTGTGTACCAGCGCCACGTTGAGGCGATGCAGTCGCTTGACGGCAGAAGTGACCTTGCTGACCATCACACCCAAGTCGGCGGCCAGTCCGTCCACCACGTAGGTCGTTGGTCCGTCGCGTTCGACGTCACCGGCCAGCCGGTAGGCCAACAGCATCGCTGTGGGCCCCAAGGTGGGCGTCCACAGGCGCAGGGCGTCGTCGCTGTGGGTTGGGATGCCTTCGATGGGACGCGGGTGTTCGACGGCGATGAGTTCTCTCGGGTCCATGGGCGCAGAACCTATCGGAGCACCCGATGACCTGGCGGGGCCCTGAGGCCGAACTGGCCGAGACGGGGCTCGACTTCCCCACGTTGGGCATCACGGCCTGGCAGTGGATCGAAGAGAACTGTGTGATACCCGACGGGGACCAGCTCGGGGAACCGCTTCGCCTCACCGACGAGATGGTGCGGTTCCTCGTGCACTACTACCGGGTCGAGCCGACAGGGCGGAGCCTCAAGTGGTCGGGGCCACGGTTCCACTACGCCCGAGGCGGGCAACTGGTCCGTCCCCAGAAGTGGGGCAAGGCGTTGGCGCTCGACACGCCGGTCCCAACCCCGACGGGTTGGTCGACAATGGCACAGATCGGCGTCGGCTCCCACGTGCTTGATGAGCACGGGCAGGTGTGCCGCGTGGTTGCCAAGTCGCCAGTGTGGATGGGCGCCGACTGTTTCGCCGTGTCCTTCAGTGATGGTGAACGGGTGGTCGCGAACGCCGACCATCTGTGGACCGTCGAGGACCGGCAATCCGAGTACGCCGAGAAGACGCTCGACACCGCCACCCTGTTTGACCTGGGGGTGCTGGGATGGACGGACGAACGCCGCTGGCGAATCCGAATGCCGGCGCCCCTCGACCTGCCGCCCGTCGATCTCCCGCTCGACCCCTACACCTTGGGCGCGTGGTTGGGTGACGGTGAAACGGCCGGGCAACGGATCACTGGACTCGACCAGGAAGTGTTCGAGCAGGTGACCGCCGCCGGGTTCAGGCTCGTCCAGACCGAACCGAAACGGTGGTCGGTGTATGGGTTGCGTCAGCATCTCCGCGCGGCCGGCGTGTACGAGTCAAAGCACATCCCGACCGCCTACCTGCGTGCGTCGGCCCCTCAGCGGCTCGCCTTGCTGCAAGGGCTCATGGATACTGACGGCTACGTCGATGACCGCGGGCATTGCGAGTTCGTCACGACGCGTCCCGCTCTCGCTGACGGGTTCGGTGAGTTGCTGGCGACGTTCGGCATCAAGTATGGCGTCCGTGAGGGGTCCGCCAAGTTGTACGGACGCGTGACGGGGCCCAAGTGGCGGTTCCTTTTCACTGTCCACGACTCGCTGCCCGTCTTCCGGCTGACGCGCAAGCTGGCACGGCTCCGACCAACGACGCACGCACGTGATCGGTACCGGTCTCGTCACATCGTGAGCATCGAGCGCGTCGAGTCGGTCCCAACCGCGTGCATCACCGTCGATTCGCCGTCGAGCCTGTTCCTCGTCGGTCGGCGCATGGTGCCGACGCACAACTCGCCGTTCTCGGCTGCCGTCATCCTGTTTGAGGCGATGGGGCCGGCGCTGCCGGACGGGTGGGACGCCGACGGCACAGTCGTGGGTCGACCGTGGCCGACACCACACATCCAGATCACGGCCGTATCGAGCGACCAGACGGCGAACGTTTATCGGGCGCTCATGCCGATGATCCGGTTCGGGCCGTTGGACGCTGAGATGCCCGACGCCGGCCTCACCCGCATCAACCTTCCTAACGGCGGGCTGATCGAGCCGGTGACGGCGTCGGCCATGTCCCGTCTCGGTCAGCGTGTCACGGCCGTCATCCACGACGAGACCCATGGCGCCCACGCCAACAACGGCGGCAAGCGCTTGGCCGACAACCAGCGCAGGAACCTGTCGGGCATGGGCGGCCGGTTCATCGAGACCACCAACGCCTGGTCGATCACGGAGGACAGCGTCGCGCAGGACACCTTCGAGAACCCGGTCGGCGTGTATGTCGACTACCCGCCACCCATCGGCGGGTCAGTGCGCAACAAGGCTGAGCGCCGCAAAGCGATGCGCCACGCCTACGGCGACTCGGTCCGCAACGGGCGCACGTGGAAAGGGTGGGTGGACCTCGATCGCATCGACGTCGAGATCGACGCCCTCTCGCGGCGTGACCCGGCGCAGGCCGAACGGTTCTTCTTGAACAGGGTGCATGCCGGCGAGGACGTGGCATACGACTTGGAGGCGTGGGCCAACGCGGCGCACCCCGAGATCGTGGTGCCCGACAAGGCGCTGATCGCTATCGGCGTTGACGGTGCCCGCTGGCAGGACGCGTTGGCGATCATCGGTTCGACGCTCGACGGATACCACCAGTGGCCGATCTGCATTCTGGAGCGACCGGCGAACGCTGGCCCCGACTACGAGCACGACCTTGAGTACGCGGATGCTTGCGTGATCGCGGCGTTCGAACGTTTCGAGGTCGGCATGATCTTGTCGGACCCCCAGAAGATCGAGCATCTGACGGACCGGTGGAAGGGCCGGTGGGGCAAGGAACGGGTCGGGGACTTCGTCACGAACCTCACGTCCCGCAAACTGGGCGCAGCGGTCGGCTACCACGTCGCCTCGGTGGCCAGCGGCGACTTGAGCCACGACGGTGACACGGTGTTCTCCCGGCACGTGGCGAACGCCCGCCGCAAACTGTTGCCGGCGCAGGATGATGACGGCCGCAACCTGTTCACGCTTTACAAGGATCGGCCGCACTCACCGAACAAGATCGACGCAGCGTTCGCTGCGGTCATCTCGGCGGAGGCCCGTCGGGCATGTATCGCCCTCGGCATGCTCGACAAGGTCTCCCGCCCCAACTGGTTCGTGGGGATCTAGATGCTGTTGCGTGACGACGCCGACATCGCCGAGGCGATCACGAAGTGGGGCCCGGTGGCTCACACCGAATGGAACCGGCTCGCCACGTTCGAGGCGTACTACCGGGGTGTGCACCGTTCGCCGTACGAACCGGAGACGGCAACGAGGGAGTTCCACGAGCTGGTCTCGCGCTCGGTCACGAACCTCACGAGACTGATTGTCAACACGTTGACGCAGCGCCTGATTGTCGACGGGTTCCGGCCCAGCTCGACGTCGATGGAGAACGCCCCTCAGTGGGAGTGGTGGCAGCAGAACGGTCTCGACGCAAGGCAGAAGGCCCTGTACGACGAGGCGGCGAAGAACGGGTACGCCGGGTGCATGGTGATGCCGGGCGAACCCGCCCCGGTGATGCGACCCGTCTCTCCCCGCGAATGGTGGATGGGTTTCGAGGACTTCTCCGACGACTGGCCGTTCCTGGCGCTCAAGCAACCGGAGCGACGCAACCCGCTGGACCTGTCCCCGGTCGAGAACCAGATTTGGCATGTCCTCGACGAACAGAACCGGTTTGTGGTCCGCACCACGGGCGACCGTTCGTGTGAGATCCAACAGGTCGACGCTCACGGCCTCGGTGAGGTGCCGATCGTCCCGTTCCGCAACCAGTGGACTTTGACCCGCTACCCCGACGGTGAGATCGAACCGGCGATGGCGATTCAGGACCGGTTGAACCAGACCGTGTTCGACCTGCTCGTCGCTCAGACCTATGCGGCGTCGCCGCAGAAGTATGCGACGGGCATCGTGTTGCCCACCGACGACGAGGGCAAGCCGCTGGTGGACCTGCGGGCGTTCGCCAAGAGCCTGTGGGCGACGTCGGACCCGGACGCCAAGTTCGGGAGCCTGCCCGAAGCGAACCTGCGCAACATCGTCGAGGCCATCGAGCAGTGCCTGCGGGTGTACGGGCTCATGACGCAGACGCCCCCGCACTATTTGCTGGGCGACCTCGTGAACCTCAGCGCCGAAGCGTTGCTGGCCGCCGATACGACGCTCGCCAAGAAGGTGCAGGACCACCAGGTGCTGTTCGGTGAGGCGTGGGAGCAGACGTTCCGTCTGGCCGGCGTCGCCGCCGGGGACGAGGCCGCCGCCAACGACCAGGAGGCACAGGTGTGGTGGCGGGACACCGAGCCCCGTTCGATCGCTCAACAGGTCGACG